GATTCATCTTCCTCTTTTATTTCTTCTTTACAATTGGGGCAAATCATGAGAAGATGACCAGGTTGAGAAGTCTTTGAAGGAGATGGTCCACCTCTTCTTGGGAAGAGATTGGATGGTTTATAATAAAGCCTGCTAACGGTCAATTTGCTATCCTGCCAATGACAGCTAAACGGTAGAACGAGAGAAATATACTCTGGATAGCCGCCCTGAAAAGTATGTCTTGTATAATGGCTCAAAGGAACAAAATCTTCTTCTGATACAAACACCTTGGTTGGGCATTGAAAATCATCCGTTTCATAATCTTGAAGATAAACTGGCTTATCTATTCTCTGCCCCTCGGCATCTAAAATAATAGGCTCATAGGTTACTAATTCCACTAATTTATAACAGAGAGGGCAGGTAATCATGTAAAAGCCTTTAGGTTCAGGAGCCTTTGAATAATATTGTTAAGCTCCTCCTGGGACTGAAAAATCCAAGGATAGTTTATTCTCAATATCTCTGTAGTGTATCTTGGGGCAGGAGTTACTGGATAGGTTGGCACAACTTCTCCCAGGGTAATACGGGAGATAGATGAAAAGTTTTTACTTCCAAGATTATAAACTTCCATATAATAAGTCTCCTCCCCAATTTTTTGTTCAAGCTCATAGTGATAGATATTCTTATCATCTCTAATGATTTGAAAGCATTTGGATGGGCAGCTATGAAGTGCTATATCTATATTAAGATCATGCGTGAAAACGCATTCTCCTTGGCAATTGGGACAAATCATGAGAATGTTAGAGTTAGTTTGGTCTTACTAATTAAGTTGTCAAGGTTAATATCCATAATCTTATCGAAGGTATAGACTTTTTTAACGCCTGTATCTGCATCGCCAACTCTTGTAAGGGTGGTTGATTTATTTGCGGTATTAAAAGTCCAGAAAAACATATCATCGGTCCTTTCTGGAATGCGGAAATAGAGGGAAGCCCCGCGCAATTTCCATTCTCCTAGGGGCAATACTCCTGACCGATCAATAAATCTCGTATACATTGTAAAAGAACAAGTAACTAATTCATTAATTTTAAGACAATGGAGACAGTCCAGCTTCCAAGAGGAAGCATAACCATCATCTATTTTAGTATCTTGTTTGCACATATAGCACATCATAAAAATGTCATCCAGAGAGAAAATTTATCATAGACATTGGTTGGATTAATATTCATAATCTTGGGGAAATCTACCAGGTGACCCTTATTAGGGGAGAAGACGGTAATATCTGTAATATACGAGCATTCTTGGCTATGGTTATTGGTCCAAAGATAGCTCTTCCCATTCTTTTCAAGACGAAATGCGGTCTTAATAAGAAGATTATCTTCTTCTGTAAAGTAATACAGAATTAGAAGTGGGCAGTGACTACACTGGTAAACAACTACGCTACCATTTTCAAAATGAGATACGTCCAATTCATTCTCGCAGAAACCGCAATACATTTTCATATATTTTTTCTTTTTCATTTTACATAAATAAAATAATAAGTTCAATCTTATCTGAAATATTCTGTGGAGTAATATGTGGATCTTCTTGTAAGGTCTTTAAGAGTTTTGTTTTTCTATTGGGAGTAATCCCTGGAACTCCGGGTTCTTCAATAAACCAAAGATGACCGGTTGTATTTCCATGGTAAGAAGACCATCGGTAGGTTTTATCTCCAATAGTTGTATAGAGATGAATTGCATAGGGAGTTTTCTTTTCGTCGGACCAATAGACATATTCAGCAAGACATCCGGCGCAGAAGTCAACCTTCATATTGCGTTTGGGTGTGAGCGAAATGGATTTATCGGAAGTTTCTTTTTGACAAAAATTACACAGCATTTCTTTTGAGCCCAATTCTTTTAAAAATCATATCAATCCATTGATAATGTGTCATTTCGTTTTTATATTTAGATGATTTCCAAGTTTTACCGCCGATTATATTCCAAATAGAAGCTTCACTAATTCCATATTTAATAGACAGCTCTAGAGCTGTACAATATTTAATCTCATTACGAATATTTCTCACATCAATTCCTGATATTTTAGATCTACCACTTTTTTCACCAGATTTATTTTCAATTGTTTCTTTAGATTGAATCTTGCCAGTTAATGATTTTGTAATTTTTGATTTAGTCTTGGGTGTGTGAAAAAATTTTTTACCTGTATGTGTTTCCGAACACCTTTGTTTTTGATGTTCAGATTGCCTCTTACCATACATTGGTTGCTGTTCTTTAGGTAGCCCCCTATTCCATGCGGGATCTCCACCAGAAGATATATTATATCCATTTTCTTTATTGCAACTGTCATATTGTTGTATTAGTTCTATCTCGACACAATCTGCATCTTCTTGAGACGTACAAGAAGCAACAGTTTCAAACTGGAAATTTTGAACACCATATTTGGCTATTGCCAAATGAATATATTGAATCGGATTATTTTTAGAATGAGAACGATGCTGCGACCATCTTTCTTTTGGTCTTACCGTTTGACCCACATAAACTTTTTCATTTAATAAATCTTTAATCAAATAAAGATAGTATATTTTGCGTTCCACCGGAACCTCCGCAAACTATATATCAGATTATTAACATCAACTAAACATAACACATAATTTTACGGTTGTCAAGGTTTGCTCGATATTTTTAGAATTAAGCCATAATGGTCTGGGAATAGCAACAATCTCTTTCATCTCCAAATCATCATTAAGGAAGATGTGGCTATATTTATCATAGACCTGAACGAAATATTTGCCGATAACGTATCCTTGATAAATGATTTTGCCAATTTCATCAAGCTGTATATAGTAATGGTTAAAGTTGTCTGGCAATTTATCAGTCTGACAATAATAAGTTCTGGGGCCAGATGATTTCCCCTCTTTAAGTTCTGCCTGGCATAAAACACATTTCATCATTATGATTTTCTTTTTATTCTCCAGATGGTAGATATTCCAACACCATACATTTTGGCTAATTTTTCTAGTGTTAATTCGCCTTTTTGTATATTTGCAATTTGTTCTGGCAAAAACTTTATAGAATTAGCAGTTCCTATTTTACTCCTTGTTTCATTACTAACCTTGTGTCCAGTATTAGATAAAGATATTTTATCTTTTGTTTCCTGACTTAATGGACTTTTAATTTTTCCAAGATTTGCAGAAGATATTTTTCTTTTTGTTTTGTCGCTCATTGGCCCTTTACTTTTACCAGCTTGAGCAATGGACATTTTCTCTCTTGCTTCTTTAGACATTTTTTTACCAGTATGTGCTATTGATAATTTTATTTTAGTTTCTTCTGATAGAGTTTTGCCGAGATTACCTATAGATATTTTTGATTTTGTTTCATCTGAAAGTTTTTTGCCTAAACAATAAGTGTTACCAGTATTAATTTTAGACATTGTTTGCTTAAAGAAATCTGATTGTTTTTTGCCCAACATTGGAGAAATTCTGCCAACCATAATTTTGGACATATTTTGCTTCCATTCATCTGTATGAGGTGGCATCTCTTTACCAATATTACTTTCAGATATTTTTTTTCGGCTTTCTTCTGTATGGTGCTTACCATACATTGGCTGTTGTTCGGAAGGCAGCCCGGCATTCCAAGAATGATCTCCGCCCGGAGCTATATTATATCCAAACTCTTTATTTTGACTATCGTACTGTTTTATCAATTCAGTCTCTGTCCAATCAGCATCTTCTTGGGTTAAACACATAGCAATTACTTCATATGTAAAATTCTCTACACCATATTTCTTTATGGCACGCTGAATATATTGGATTGGTTCATCTTGTCGGGCAAGATACTTATGTTGACGCCATCTTTCAGTTTCCTTATTTGATTGGCCAATGTAAACTTTATTGTTAAGATTGTCTGTTATTTTGTAGAGATAATGCATACTTAACTATATATCACAGTATGCGTAGAACTACGAAAAAAGAATATACAACCCAACACGCTCGCGTAATTTTACTAAATCAGGAAAATCTATCTCTAACATTTTATCTATATCAATGTAGTTGTATTTACCTTCATGGTCTACGAGCCTGATACGACACTTCTGATTAACAAAATCTATCTCTATAAAACGAGAATATTTAGAGTTTAAAGAAATACGCAAGAAGTCTACGGCATTGGTTTGTTTATCAGTCCAAAAGGAAATTATATGATTATATCCACGGGAGCAAAGTCGCTCAACATAGTTAGCGGTTTTACCAGTGGGTTGAAGCAATTTATTGTCTGAGTGTTTATTTCTTAACTTATCACCGCAGATAGGGCAGGTTAGGACATCATCCATACGAAGGTATATAACTTCTTCGTTCAGGAAAACAGGGCGTATAATTTGATTTTCTTAGATAATTTATCATAATCTGATAAATCTGGCTCAAACCATGGCAGTCTCGCACTGCCATACTCAGCTTTAGGGGAATAAATATATGTTTCTTCTGATTCTAACCACCATCCAACAATTAGTCGGTCTGATATGGTAACTTCAATATTATAGATATCATTATCAGGGTCCTCTTTAGGATATAAGGCTTTGTTGTCGAGGTATTTGCAGGTCATATCTATTTTCTTACAGACATAACATTTTTTATTTACTGAAATATCTCCGTTATCTCTTGATTGGAGAAGGCTTTTACAGAATGGGCAGTATTCAAATATTTTCATGAGAAAAGTATATATGTCTGTATTTTATTTATTAGTTTATTATAATTAGAAATGTCTGGATTAAACCAAGGAAGAGTAAAAAGCATATTGGTTTTATGATTAACTATATCAAAAACCTCTTCACTAAAATACCAACGGGCTTCGACATCTTTTGATATTGGTATACAAATATATCTAACATAATCTTCGTTGTTAGTAAGGGCGCGAAATGTTATTTTGTGATTTAGCTTCTTATCGCACTTCTTTTCTAGCACGGAAATATTTTCATAAGAAGTTATAAAGTCACTTCTTAAAATGTCTCCACAAAACGGACAATTGATGGGTGTTTTCATTAAAGCCATGGTTATTTTCTATGAGTTATTTTGCATATAGAGACAAGGAAGTTAATGACTGCAATTAAAGCAAGAGTAGAAGACCGCACCATTCTCGATTTCAGTGCCGGCAAATTCTCTAAGAACAAAATTAAACAAGCATTAAACAAATGTGAAGTTATCTATGCTAAGAATAATGATGACGACCATAAAGATTGGATTATCTTCGACAATCATATCAAGGTTGGAATGTATGACATTATCCTCATTATACCTTGGGATAGCCCTCAAAACTGGAATAGGTTGAATCAATATAATGATTTTGAGATAGAGATATTAGAAAGTAATGGTAAAAGTATTGATCTTAATAAAGATGGACGCTTTAAAGAACAAGAATGGGTTAAGTACAATTCTTTTGGTAATCTTAAACCTAAACATTTGGCAGATATCATTGCGCATTTAATTCGATTAAATAGACTCCGAGCTTTCCTTTAAGAAAATAAATTATATAATTTCAACTTATTAACCAATTGATCTACATTTTGTATTCGACTCATATCTAAATTGGGAAGATCTAAACTTAACAATCCTTTTAACATATCATTAAGCGATGTATCTCCACGACAATCGCCCATTTTACAATAGCCACTATTAGCCAAAATATCAAAATCAAGATGATAGAACTTATCATCTATTACATATTTAATTGACTCTGCAATGGGACGACACTCAAAAAAATCATCTCCCTCTTCAGCTTTAAGAGCAAAATTATAGAAATAATAATTGCTATACATCTCATTAAGCGTGCTCAATCCAATGCCTCTATTCTTGTTTATCGGGCGCTTGACGCATTCATCACACTGCATATAAATTATGCATGTACAGGGAGAACTAAACGTTCCATCAAAATTAAAAATCATAACCGGCGAACTAACATTTTTATCTAGTCTTAGCCTGATCCCAGCTTCATTCACTTCCATAATAGATGGGCTCATACATCTTGGAAACAAATCCTTTTCATTGTGAATAATACATTTGCCTCTATAACTTAACATATCTTTGAGATTCATTTGGCCCGCTCACATCACGAAAATAAAATAATAAATTTCATCTTATCTATAAATGCCTTTTTGTTTTTAAACTTTGATTTGGGGAGAATAGATAGTTCCAGTTTAATATCTTTGCCGGTTGAGTACCCACCTTTATAGATATAGACGATACTCTTCTGCGTCTCAAAAAAGGAATCGATGATATAGCTTGTCTCTTTTTCTTTAACTGAAAGCGTCTCTGCGCGCATTTCAACCGGTTCCACAAACTTCTTCTCAAGATTAAATGTTAGATTCTGGCTCGTCATCTTGGTGCCGCAGTTATTACAGACAGAGAATAGAAATAACTTATGTATCTCTAGGTACTTTGTCAAGCCATCCATATTATTAGTTAATATTTTATTGTCTTTGTGGAAGATGTAGAGCTTGACGGCATCCGAATAGGTAATTTTTAAATTGACCTCCGTATGCTCTTGGGTAACGGTTGGTCTTAGGTAGCCCATATCATCATTGGAGGTAGTATCAAAAAATCCAATCTTAAAATTAACGGACTTTCCGCAACTAAAGCAGGGAGCATTATGTTTAATGAAATCCTTTACGGTAAATTTATCCATTTTTACTTAAGGCGCTTTTTATTATGACGAATATTAGATATAACTGAAGGGCTAATATTATATTTTCCCGCTATATCTTTATTATTTTTATGTTCTATTTTAATTAAAATACGTATTTCTTCTACTTGTTTCATATCTAATTTTGTTCTTTTGTCTTTTAAAGAAGATATGTCTGGCAAAATATGAGACCAAGTTCTTCCAGACCTAATATTTCTTATGGCCCTTTCTTTTATAGAATATAAATTGGCCACCTCAATTGGGCTCCGCCCTGCTAATAATAATTTTTTAATTTCTACCACATCATCTTCTGATAATTTAGCGCTATTATTATTTTCTCCAATATGTTTGCCAGTATGCGTGACAGACATTTTAAGTTTAACATTTTCTGGTCTTATTTTTCCAAGTTGAATTAGTGAAATTTTATTTTTAGTTTCATCACTCATATGAAAGCCGGAAGTGCCTTCACCGCCATCTGTTAAATTATATCCAAATTCATTACCATATTTATAAATGTTTGTTTTATATTCGGCTATCCAAAATATCTCTTTTTCTAAAGCGTCCTCATCGGAATTGCACTCTTCAATTGTATAAATTTCAAAATTATCTGCACCATATTTGTTTATAGCTTTATGTAAAATTGAGTTATATCTTTCTGATATAGAATCCGAAATGTGTCTTAACCATCGCTGGTTAACATCGTATGTTTTACCAATATAAATTTTACCATTAATTTTGTTAATTATTTTATATACATAATACATTATTTACTCGTATTTTGTCTTAGATAGGATAGCATAAAATCTTTTATATCTCCATCTAACACGCCAAATGCGTTATTTGTTTCAAATCCAGTTCTATGATCTTTTACCAAAGAATATGGAGTTAAAGTTATGGTACGTATTTGTGATCCAAAAGAAACATCTGATTGCTGAGAAATCTTTCCATCTATTTCTACTTTTCTTTTCTTTATCTCAATATCATATAATCTAGATTTTAGCATCTTCATGGCTGTTCTGCGATTATCATGTTGAGATCTTTCTGTTCTCACTACCAAGTGAATGCCAGAAGGTATATGTTTTAATCTAACTGCACTAGAAACTTTATTACTGTGCTGGCCACCTGGCCCGCCGGCAGTCTGACATGTTATCTCCAAATCCTTTTCTTCAATCTTAATATCTATCGTATCCTCAATATCTGGGGTGACATAGACGGCAGCAAAAGAGGTTTGCCTTGCATCAGCTGCATTGAAAGGAGAATTACGAATTAAACGATGAACTCCCGACTCCCCCTTAAAGAAGCCAAAGGCATATGGACCATCCACTCTAATAGAAACTGAGTCCGTACAAATAGAACTATGTTCTTCGGAGGGCTTCTGGTCTAGTATTTCTGCGCTAAAGCCCTGGCTCTCTGCATACCTAAGATACATACGAAGAAGCATGGTAACCCAGTTAGCTGCCTCTAGTCCTCCAGCACCAGCACTAATAGAAATAATGGCAGGAGTTTCATCTGCCGGGTCTTTCATCATCTGTTTGAATAGGGTAGATTGAACCTTGGAACTTAAGGTGAAAAGTTGAGCATAGTCTTTGTCGCCTATCTCGCCC